GGTTGCTCTTCCAAGAGTCTAACGGCCTCATCCCCAGAAACCCACTGCACTGGATAATTTCGGTAGCGTGTCACAGGATTGCCATAGAGAACTTTCTCCTTTTCGACCTTAAGTCGGAGAGTCTCAATCTCGGCATCCTGAAGCGTTTCGAAAGAATCGTAGTGGTGGCGCATCCAACTTGCAAAGCGGCGCTGAAAGTTAGAAAAGAACACCTCAAGGTCGGCAGGTCTCTGTATACCAAGACCGCCTGCCTGGAGGCTCGCGAAGACATTATACTTTCCCTCCTGAGTCCACTTCTTGATGTCGACCAGGTAGTAATGCCTCAACCTATTCCAAATTCTCTGTTTAGAGTGGGCTCCATCAAGGACCCTCTTCAGACGTTCAGCCAAAGGAAGGACACGATTTTCCAGGCGTTGCGAGCTGTTCTCATTGATCAGCAGGCCAACATCCAGATGTTTCGTCCTAACAAATGAAGGCACGTCGTAGGAACCATTCCACCACCAGTTTTCCGAATTAACGGTAAATACAGTGGGGTGAATGTAGTTCTTACCTACAGAGAGGCGGAATCCTGCTGCTGTAATGCACTCCTGCCAACCAGTATAGAATGGTTCATTGGGTCCAGGTGACATAAATAATATGTCGTCACCGTTGACCAGCACGGGGAGCTCATCAATGGGGATCAGAATGTCCAATTGGGACTCAAGATTCACCCAGTAGCAGATTAGGTTTATAAGGCATAAAATGGGGAAGGAGAGGGGAGAACCCATCAATTGACCGTTCATCTGAGGAACTTCGAGTTTACCAAGTTCATCGTAGATAAGTGTCTGCTCATATATGACCTTTCTTAATCGGTCAGTCAGCCACTTCCATTGGTCATTGGTTGCGTAGGTCTCCGCGTCTTCAGAAGGCTTCAAACGCGATAAGAACTCCTCAAAGACAATCTTGGTTAAGCGGATATCGAGGTAATCCGTAGCTCCTTTGTAATCACCGGAGACCCAGTGACTGAAGTAGCTTGAGGGTACATTGGCCTTCTTGGCCACACTCTCGGTCTTCCTAACAAGATTGCTAAGGTGTTCCTCACGAAGAGGTTCACCAATGAGGGTACAGGGGCTTACAGATTGCACCTTCTTCCACATAATCTTCTGAACCGCACGACTCGACCAATAGTTAGCGCAATTGCCTTTCGATATGGTACGAATCTTAAGTGGTTCAGTAAGGGGAATGATCTTGACACAGTCATGGTGGTGAATGTCAAAGAGCTCTTTAAGCTCCTTTTCAGGCATGTAGGTGTAAATAGATTTCACCACGCCTGGACGAACTTCAACCATCTTATCAAGCTGTGTCCGGAGACCGAAGGTGTGAATAATGCCCTTATACAAGGTGTTTCTAATCCGCTCACTTGCTTCATCCGGAGAAAGCTTAGCCTTCTCTTTGGGGAGAGGTTCTCCCGCCCAATTCCACGTTTTACGATCAATGGAATTGAGGATGTTGGCAATCGTGCTCTGACGGCAGAGGTTATCTGTCTCTGTGACTTCAAAGAAGAGTCCTGCACGAGTGGTAGTACACCTATTGTATTCCCAAGAGGCACCAGTTGTGGGTTCCACAGTGGGGAGACCATGAGAGAGAAGTGGAGCAACCTGAGCTCGGGGTTCACCATCCTTGGTTGTACCAAAGGTGTGATCGGTAAACCTCCTGAGCCGGTATCGAAACTTCTCTAAGAACTCATCGGTCAGTGGATTGGTTGGAGCAGCACCCAGTGTGGCGGCATGGTCCTCTAATGAGGCCTCAATGTGCTCGTCACGTGCAGGTGCACAACCTCTCTTCACTCCCTGTAACTGGGACCACCAAAGGTGGTTATTCCTCTTGGTGAAAGCGTTGAGCCTGTTCTTAAGAACTTTCAGCAAAGGCCCTGTTGCCCAAAACTTCAAGTTACCTTCAAGCTCCGGATATTTACACGGAGGAAGGTCGTTGTGAAGAAATTTGGCGTAAGGCCATGCCGTTACATACTTTGCTCGACCCAGGAACTCCTTAATCGGCCAAAATCGTGCCTGGAGGAGGGGAGCTAGTGTATGTTGGAGGGGGAAACGAATCCAATTCGGCTCATGGTCGAACAAGACCTCGAGCCAGGAGCGGCAAAGTGCCGCAGCGTCATGCAAGGCAGCCACAGAGCTGCACTCAATTGTCCCAGACTTGCCAAATGCGAGTTGCAACGAGATCTCACCCTTGAGAAGCGTTGTAAGTCGATTTCCTATGGCAAGACTTGTGTCTGCAGCCGAGACCTTCTCGGCACTGGATGCATGTTTAGTTTGGGCGCGGCGACTAAAATAATTGTCACAAGCCGCAATTATCCCATTACAGACCTGGAATGCCTTCGCACTTCCAGACCCGTGCGCAGAACTTTTGTCGTCCCTTCCACACTTTGGTGGTCGGGGGTCACTCAGTGGTGCCACACATGAAGATTTAATCTCATGGGCACACAAAGAATGACTAGATGAAGCTC